AAGGTTATAGTGGATACCGATGACTATTGGCATTTAGATCCTTCACATGGTTTATATGAACAAGTTAAGAAAGAAGGTATTCCAGCTGTAATGATAAATTGTTTGAAAATGGCTGACTTGGTTACCGTACCAACAGAAATTCTTGCAAATGAGGTAAAACAATATAATAAAAATGTTGTTGTTTTAGCCAATGCTATTGACCCTAACGAAGAACAATTTAAACCAAAACCTACTGAAAGTGAAAAAGTAAGAATAGGATGGTTGGGCGGTTCATCTCACATTAAAGATATTGAATTATTACAAGGTTTATCAAATCTTGGTGAACTACACAAGGATAAATCACAATTAGTTTTGTGTGGTTTTGATACACGTGGTAGTGTAAGGGAGATGAATCCTGAAACTGGTGAAATACAGGAAAGACAAATGAAACCAACAGAAACTGTGTGGTTTATATATGAATTGTTTTTAACAAATAGTTTAAAATCTTTGGAACAAAACCCTGATTATATTAAATTTTTACTTCAATTTACTGAGGATAAAAATTTTGATGATAGCAAATTTCCTTACAAAAGAGTTTGGACTAAATCAATTAACCAATACGCTAAGAATTATAATTTATTTGATATATCTTTGGCACCACTTTTGGATACAAAATTCAACTTATACAAATCACAGTTGAAAGTTATTGAAGCTGGTTTCCAAAAGAAAGCTATCATCGCATCAAATTATGGGCCTTATACCATTGACTTGATAAGCGCTATTGAAAAAGGTGGTGGTATTAATCCTAATGGTAACTGTTTATTGGTTGATCCAGCTAAGAATCATAAAAACTGGACTAAATACGCTAAGATGTTAATAGATAACCCACAAATGGTTAAAGATTTGGGTGAAAAATTATACGAAACTGTTAAGGATAAGTATGACCTTAATAACGTAACTAAAACAAGATCTGAAATCTATCTCAATTTATTAAAACATGGATAAAAGAAAAGAATTATTTCTTGAAATCGTCAAGAAATACAATGCTTGCTCAGATGAGCTTTTAGCATTTTTGGAATCGTCAGGATTCTACAGCGCTCCAGCGTCAACATCAACAAAATTACATAACGCATTTGAAGGTGGTTTGGTTGATCATTTAATTATCGTTGCAAGAAGATTACTTGTAATCAATGAAACTAATGGTAAACTTGATCCCGCTGACAAACTTGACCCAGAAAGCGTTGCAAAGGTGGCTATTTTACATGGTATTGGCAGAGCTATGCTCTATGTACCAAACCCAAGTGAATGGCATAGAAAGAACTTAGGTGCTATGTATGAGTTCAACGAAAAACTCACATCGATGAGTGTTGGTGAAAGATCACTTTATTACGTATATAATTACGGTAAAATGACATTGACAGAGGAAGAACACCAGGCTATTTTAAACGCTGAAAAAAACAACCCAGATGATATGGGTGTTAAATGGCACTCAACACCATTAAGTGATCTTGTAAGAGATCAATTGAAATGGGCTATAAGAACTGAAAAAAGAAAAACTGCTTAATATGAAATGTATTGTAAAAGAAGGTATCTACCAGAGAGTAGATAATGAAACAGCTGACATTCGCCTTAAACAAGGTTGGAACTTCGCACCTAAATCAGAATGGAAGAAAAATACTCGTGGTGTAAAAGCCGAAACGGTAACCGTTGCTGATACGAAGGGTCAGGAAACCAAAAGCAAAAAAGCTGAAAAGGCTGCTAAATTGAAATCGAAACAAAGAACTCCCGAATATACGGACAAATTATTTAGATAATGAATAACTTTTTAGAAAGATTAAAAGAAAAAATGCCTGAGCATGAATACAGGCTTGAACAATTCGATCATCCAATCGATAAAAACAATGATTACTACCAATTAATTGTTGATAATCATAAGATTGGTATTGTATATTGCGGTGCTGAATTCGAAACTGCAAACATCGAAGAAGTAACAGAATTAGTGTATATCAGTACACAAGAAATTAAAAAATATTTTGCTAATCATGGATAATGAATTACAGGATTTAGACCTTCTTATAGAAAAAGCTAACGATCTAATGAAGGATTGGTTGTACGTTGATGGTGCAATGAAACTTAAAGTAAAATTCGTTAATAAATCTAACAACGATGACCCGATCTACACAAAAGACGGTGATAGTGGATTTGATTTACGTGCTAATTTAACTGAGGATAAAATTTTACAACCAGGTGAAAGAATGTTGATTCCAACAGGTTTGTATTTTCAAATACCAATTAATTTTGAATTACAGATTCGTTCAAGAAGTGGATTATCATTGAAGAATGGTGTCATGGTGTTGAACTCACCAGGTACTGTTGACTCTGGTTATCGTGGTGAGATCTGTGTTATATTATATAATACCGATAAGAATACACCATTCACCATTAAAAATGGTGATAGAATTGCACAAGGTGTGATTGCTCCTGTGCAAACATTAAATAACACCGTTTTCGCTAAATCCGAAATATTGGATTCATCTGAAAGAGGTGACACAGGATTTGGTAGTTCGGGTGTAAAATAATGAAATATACAAGAAGTAAATTAATTGAAATAGTAGTAAACGATTGGGCTGAGAAACACATGTGGTCAAATGTTGATTACGACCTTATTTCTGGGCTTAATCGTTTATTAAATGATACTTTCAGATTTACAATTTTTGTAATTACAAAAAGCCTACATGAGTATGATGTGATGTTTGAAATAGAGAATAATGAAATGGCTACAATGAATTTTTATATTAATTATGACAATTAAATACTATAACCAAAAAAGACAATAATTATGACAATTAAATACTATAACCAAAAAAGACAATCTGGTAAAACAACGGATCTTATAAATATTTTTTTATCCAATCCAGAAAAGACATTATTTATCACCGTTAACCAACATATGGTCGATTTAATCAAGTCAAAAATACCACATGAATATTGGAAACATATCAAATCAGCTGAGAGTGCCAGATTAATATGTGGTTATTCGTATGATAGAATTTTGATTGATGAATATGATTTCATAAAAAATAAATACGAGTTTTTTTATGAAACATTGCATAGATTGAATACTGGTGGTAAAGTAATCATTAAAACAACACCAAGTAAACAATATAAAAAAGAAAATTATATAATAGCTAAACTATTAAAACGTCAAAGCTCAGAATCACAATTAAAATACCTAAACATGTTGGATAATGATGATAGGTCAGAAGTTGACGAATTATTAAATAGTATAATAACACATGATAATACAGAATTATTTGATACTTCGGTAAATAACTACGATAATTCATGGTATACACGTGCCGAAAGAACGGGTGAAATGTTTGTATAATGGAATGCTTCAATAAACAAATAGCGGTATATAAACCAATAACCGCAGATATATACGACCAAATTACATATAAACGTGTATGGTCTGGTGAATTAATGATGGTTGGTGATACTGTATTATACGCATACGTATTTGATCCAAAGGATGACCAAATAAAACTGATGTCTTTGCTTGACAGAGAATTGGGAGCGATAAATAATCAATTTGATTTTGTTGCTTATAAAAATAAAATAATACCTGTTTTAAAGTACAAGAATGACGGCAAAAAAAGGGAATACAAAGACGAACAACCTGATCAAACCGATTAGTGTTGTCTTTTCAACAAGGTCGCTTAATGAACGTTTTGTTAAGCATCTTAAAGAAAGTTCTGGGCTTGGTGATAAAATACAAATAATACCATTTGTTAATAATGGAGAAAAATCACTTACCCAGGTTTATAACGAAGGATTATCACAAGCAAAACATGATATAGTTGTTTTTTGTCATGATGATATCTACTTCAATACACAAGATTGGGGTTTAGCGCTATCAGACCATTTCACGAGAAATATGGGTTATGGTATAATCGGTGTTGCTGGTACAAATAAATTAATTAGTGGTAGATGGTGGGAAGATAATACTCGAATGTTTGGTATTGTTAACCATAGTGATGGTCAGAAAGTTTGGGCTAATGCATACTCCGAAGATCAGGGCATATTCATGAAAAGAATGGTGGCTCTCGATGGTGTGTTTTTTGCTGCACATAAAAAAAGGATTAAAGCTAAATTTGATGAATCATTTGATGGTTTCCATTTTTATGATGTTTCGTTCACCCTTGAGAACCATTTGAATAATGTTAAGGTTGGTCTTATTACCAACATAAGAATAACCCATATGTCGATAGGTGAAACCAATGATAAATGGGAAGAGAACAAAGTTATATTTGAAACAAAATATAAAGATAAACTACCTTGTGAAATATGATTAAAAGTATAAAGGAATTAAAAGATATTCATAAAGATGAGGATATTTACGTGGTTGGTGCTGGGGCTTCTCTGGATTATATTGATGATTCTTTTTTTGATGGGAAGATCGTTATCGGAACTAATCAGGTTTATAAGAAACTTAAATGTGATTATTTAGTTCGTAAAGAAACTAAATTCCTTAAACCAGCTCTCGCAACGGGTGCTAAGGTTATTGTATCTGAATACGATAGCGGTAACCTAAACACAGGTGCTGATAAATTAAATACCAACAAAATGGATCATCCAAATTTATATTATTTTGAACATTTGGATAATCTACATAACAATATTGATACGTCTGTTATTGGTACCGATAAAATGGTTGTTAGTTATTCAACAATAACATCGGCATTACATATTGCCGCTTATATGGGCGCTTACAACATTTATATTGTTGGACATGATTGTGGTACACTTAATGGTAAAATGACCTTTAAAGGGTACTACGATTCGATTACAGATACACCCTGGCAGAATTGGGAACAATATAAAAACTGGTTGAAAGTTATTGAAGGTCAGACTGTAGCAACAAGAAATAAACTCAAAGAAGTTTATGAATGTAATATTGTATCAATAAACCCATTTGTATCGTTAAATTTAGAGAATAATCTATTCATGTAATATGGAAAATTATAAGATTGTCATACCAGCCAGACGTAATTCTAAAGGATTACCATTTAAAAATAGGGCGTTATTTTTTGGTACTTTTTACAAGATACCACAAGAGTGTTATGAAAATGTTTTGGTTACAACTGACGATGAGTGGATAATCAATCTTTGTATAAACCAAAATATAAAATATGTTGTAAGACCAGCTGATTTGGCTGATGATCATGCATCCATGAAAGATGTAATGCGTGATCTTTTCAAACATTTTCATGATATTGATATGGATACAAATATCATACTATTATATTTAACATATCCAGAAAGACAATGGGATGATGTCGAACCCTGTCTTAATTTTTTTGTTGAAAACAATGCAAAGTCTTTGCTTTGTAAAAAAGAAATAAAATCAACACATCCTTTTCTTTATATGTTTGAAAAAGAAGATAATAAAGGTGAACAACTTGTCAAACATAATTTATATAGAAGACAAGATTATCCAAAAGTCTTTGAATTGTCACATTTTATTTGTATATTTAAAGCATCTGTTTTGGAAGATTTAAACTTGAATTTATATAATAAGGATACTATATTTTATCTTATAGAAAATAAGGTCGATGTGGACACCGAAGAAGACTTAAAAAAAATATTAAATAATGAAAAAAGATCTCAATGAATTAACTGACAAGTTCAAACAAATTTTGGATAAAAGTCAAGAAATAAAGCCGATTGTTGAACCTAACGAAAGACCAGAAAGTACATTCAATGGTGTACCAAAGGTTAACCCAGAAGAAGACAAATTTAAACCACGTAAAACTAAAGAATTTTTATTTTTATTGAAGTTAGATGTTGATTCTGAAATTGGTTATAACGTTACTGATATGTGTTTACAATTATTAGAATATATTGCATCTGGCGCTGACGCTGATGATGACATTTTAATAAAGAATGCAACAATGTCACCAATTAACATCGCTGATGCACATACGGTAACCCTTAGCGAACATGATATCCGTAAATATTTAACAACCGAATATTTAACAACAAATAAATATGAATCAAAACAATAAAAATGGTGTTAAGATAATAGCTGAAATAGGTATTAATCATAACGGAGATTCGGAACTCGCAAAACAATTAATCATGATAGCTAAAGCTGCTGGTTGTGATTATGTTAAATTTCAAAAAAGAAACCCAGATATTTGCGTTCCAGAAGAACAAAAAAACAAGATCAGACAGACACCTTGGGGTGAAATGACTTATCTTGAATACAAATGGAGAACTGAGTTTAATAAAGAACAGTACCAGGAAATACATGACTTTTGTATGAGTATAGGTATCGATTGGTTTGCCTCTGTTTGGGATGTTGATTCTGTTGATTTTATTAAAGAACTTAATTATGAAAATGGTTACTTTAATATAATGAAAATACCATCAGCATTAATTACTAACGATGAACTTTGTAGAAAAGCATCATATAGTTGTGATAAGTTAATCATATCAACTGGTATGAGTACTGAGGATGAGATTAATAAGTGTGTTAGAATCACAGATGCTGATGTTATCATGCATACTAACTCAACATACCCATGTCCTGTTGAAGAACTAAATCTTAACTATATCAATTGGCTTAAAATGGCTCATCCTAATAGAGAGATTGGTTATAGTGGTCATGAATATGGTTTGGTAACAACATTTGCAACTATACCGATGGGTGCAACATGGATTGAAAGACATATAACACTTGATAGAGAAATGTGGGGTTCTGATCATAAATCATCTGTTGAGCCATCTGGTTTATTTAAACTGGTTAAAGGTATCAGAGATATTGAAAAAGCATTATACATACCTGCTGCTCCAAGAGAATTATTTGGTGGTGAAAAAGAAAAAATGAAAAGTTTAAGAGGATAATATGAGAATATTCGTAGATATTGATAATACCGTATGTGATACTGTTGGTACACATTATACTAATGTAACACCACGTCATGATAAGATAGCTATTATAAATAAACTATATGAAGACGGTCATTATATAGTTTATTGGACAGCAAGAGGTAGTGTTTCAGGTATAGATTATACGGAATTAACAACCAACCAATTAAATTCCTGGGGCGCTAAATATCATGAGGTTAAATTAACAAAACCACACTATGATATTTTCATTGATGATAAAGCATTGACGCACATAGATCAATTAAAAGATATACATGAACTTAATATTAATATATAATTTATTTGATGGTATAGAGTTATTAGAACATAACGCCAAATCATTAAGAGATCAGGTTGATTTTATCGTTGTACATTACCAATTAAAAAATTGGTATGGTAAAAAAATAGATTATGATGTCATAGCTGAATTAAAAAGATTAAACGATTTACAAATAATCGATGAGTTTATTCTTTTTGATAAATTTCAACCAGTAAACGATCCATTTGCAGCAAAAAATTTAGAATACTTCAAAAGGCTAAGTATTAAAAATTGGGCTAAAAAAAGACATTTTACCCATTACTTAGAGTTAGATATTGACGAGTTTTTTACAACAGATGAATTTAAAAAAGCTAAAAATAATATATTAAAAAATAATTATATTACAACATCTTGTAAAATATATGATTATTTTTTCAAACCTTATTATAGAAAAGACTGTCTTAACTTTAAACAAATACCGTTTATTTGTTCTTTATTTAATAATAATGAACAATCTTTCAAAGTTGATGTTGATCCTACGAGAGTTACAGCTGGAATGTCAGATCAACACTATTCGTTTGAAGAAAACGAATTAATGATGCATCATATGGAAACGATAAGAAAAGATATTATGTTAAAGTATGAATCAACATCAAGAGGTAATTTGGATAGAAACCGATTGAGTGATTTACTTTTTAAAATTGAAAATTCAGATCCATCACAACCAATTGATTTGGATGGTATCATGTATCCTGATAAGTTTTCAATAGTAAAAACTGATAATATTTTTAATCTACCAGATTTCACTATTACTTAAAGATATTTATAATAAAATCAAATTATACATGAGCAGAGGTAGAAAAAAGAAAGTAACATTTGAAGAACAAGATGAAATTCTTGAAGATATAACCCGCCACCATAACGCTAACATATTAAAAACCATAAATGTTAGATTAAAAGCCAAAACTGAAAATCAGAAAAAATTAATGAACTCAATTAAGAACAATATCATTACGATTTGTTCTGGTTCCCCAGGTAGTGGTAAAACATACGTCACCTGTGCATCGGCTCTCGAAATACTTAAAAATGATCCAAATATTAAAAAAATTGTAATAGCTAAATCTGTTACGACCCTTCAAGACGAAGAAGTTGGATTTCTTAAAGGTACTTTGAAGGAAAAAATGGAGCCTGTTATGTATTCATTTACTGGTAATTTTGAAAAAATGATTGGGTCGCAGACGCTTGAGGCGTTAAAAATGAATGGTTATATTGTGGAACAACCATTGGCGTATATTAGGGGTGTTACGATAGATAATGCGCTAATAATAGTTGATGAGGTTCAAAATATAACTAAAAAGAATATAAAATCTTTATTAACCAGAATAGGTGAAAATTCAAAAATGATTTGTCTTGGTGATCTTGAACAAATAGATATGAAAAAACCCGAATTAAGCGCTTTGAAACACATCCTCAAAATGTTTAGCGATACACCAGAATTTGGAACTGTTGAATTAACAGATGACGATATTGTACGACACCCAATAATTAAGGTAATATTACAGAAATTTAGGGAAAACGAATAAATAATATTTACTTATAGTGCCAATTATCATAGTTTTATAAAAAATATTTATGATAATTGGTATTACTATTAACAATATTCTAAGAAATCACTTAGAAAAACTGTCAGAAGCCTATGAGGTTTTAACTGGTAAAGAACCTATAACACCTATCAACCCTTATGATTTGGAAACATCTTTTCCAAAGATTGAGGCTGAAATAACTGAGGATGAATTTAACGTAGATAACTTTGGGATTTCGTTAACACCATCCCAAGATGATATATCTTTTGACGTATATAATTTTATGTACAGTGATGCCTCATTTGAGGTATTCGGTAGATCTGAACAAACCAACGATAACATGATCAATAAATTATCCCTATTACAGGATAAGGATACTGAGATTGTTTTAATGAACAAAGAATCACCAAGAACCAAATGCGCTACGTTGTTCTTCTTATCAAAAGCAAATTTTAATTTTAACCGAATCATATTTCCAAATGAATATAAAGATTTTTGGAAATATTGTGATGTCCTGGTTACAGATAACCCAAATCTATTAAAGAAAAAAAGAAAAAATAAAATAATAATCAAGGTACAAAATGATTTTAACCTTGATTATGTATCTGATTTTACTATTCTTAATATAAATGAGCTATCATCTATATTAGATGATGTTAAAAATAGGTATAACGATAATAAATCAAAAAAAATAATTAATTAAAATGGGCAGTAAAGCACAAGAAATTTTATTAAATCTTGACTCATCAATCAACAAGATTAAAAACAAGGAACATAAAGTAGTATTTATGGTTCCAGACACAAAAGGTAATGCAAGGGCAAGCGTAAGTAACGTTTACAGACAAGCAATAGCTTTAAAAGAATTAGGCTATAACACAGCTATTTTATTGGAAAAGAAAGAATCAATAAGACCATCAACATGGTTAGGTAGTGAATTCGACTCATTAACTCATTACTCAATTGAGGAAAATAATATGGTTATGGGTGGTCATGACTTTATTGTTATACCAGAAGTTTTTGGTAATGTTTTAGAACAAATTGAAAATCTTCCTATGGAGAAGATATTGTTTGTACAATCATTTGAATATCTTTTGGATGCATATGCGCCAGGTAAGAGCTTCTTGGACAATAAGGTTAAAAATTGTTTAACAACAACAGCAACAATAGCTAATATGGTTACTGATATATTTCCAAGTGTAAATATAAAAACAATTCCTGTTGCAATATCAGATAATTTCAAACCAACTGATGATCTTACAAAACCTGTTGTTGCCATACATTGTAGAGATGCAAGAAAAGCAGCTAAGATAATTAAAACTTTCTATTTGAAGTATCCAATTTATAGGTTTATTTCTTTTAGGGATATGCATACAATGACAGAAAAAGATTTTGCAACTAATTTAAAGGAATGTTGTTTATCTGTATGGATTGATGATGAATCATCATTCGGTACATTCCCTGTTGAATCAATGAAATGTAACGTACCTGTTGTAGGTAAAATCCCAAACCTTATTCCTGAATGGATGACCGATGATAACGGTATATGGGTTTATGACGAAAATCAAATTGTTGATTTAATATCAGCCTATGTTAAAAACTGGTTGGAAGATAACGTACCTGAAAATTTACAAAACATTTCTAAAAGTGTTGAAAATTCATATGGTATGGATGATTTTAAAAATAAAACTAAGGAAGCCTTTGAACAATTTTTCAATGAAAGAATCCAGAATTTAGAAGGTGTCAAAGCTGAATTTTTGAAAACATACGCTGAATAATAATAGAATAAAACAATAATTAAATAATGGAAAATATTTTAGATTTAACGGTAATTATACCAATACACTCAGTAAGGAGTGATAAAACAGCTGAATACATGGATATCGCATTAAATAGCATTACACTTAACGAAGTAAAACCTTCTAAAGTTGTAATTGTAAGATGTGGTTGTGGTGATGTAAGAGAATTTATAAATGGTCTTGATTTAACTAAGTATGGTTATCAGATTGATGTACTCGAAAACATTACTGGAAAGGATTTCCAGCGCCAATTAAATTTCGCAGCATCACAAGTAACTACTAAGTACTTTAGCTTCTTAGAGTTCGATGACGAATACTCAACTAACTGGTTCAAGAATGTCCAGAAATACACAGAAAAAAATCCTGGTGTTGATATGTTCTTACCAATCATTTCAGATGTGGATGAACAAAATAAATTTTTAATGCTTTCAAACGAAGCTGCCTGGGCTTACAATTTTTCTGATGAGTTGGGTATGATTGATAATGAAACATTAATGAATTACCCAAACATCAATATTGATGGTATGGTTATCACTAAGGAATCATTCTTAGCAGCTGGTGGGTTGAAACCATCAATCAAGTTAAGTTTCAACTATGAATTCTTATTAAGATACACAAGAAATGGGTACAAGATAATGGTTATACCAAAAATTGGTTATAAGCATACTAATATGAGAACCGATTCTTTGTTCTGGAATTATAAGAATAACGACACTGAAAAGATTTCGCCAGACGAAGCAAAATTCTGGATGGATTTAGCTCAGAAGGAGTATTACTATAAAGAAGATAGGAATGTGGTTTACGCACCCGTACAAAATGCCGTAATCACAAATGGAGAAGAAAGTATCTAAAAATTACTATGACGTTGATCAAGAAAAAGCCGTTTTACTATTTTTAGAAGCTAAATCTGTTGAGGAAAGAACAAAGATATATAGAGAATATCTTATGAAACCAATCGAAAAAATGATTGAAAGTATCATAAGAAAATATCACCTGGAAAGAAAATCATATGAATTTAATGATTTACAAACAGATTGTTTATCTTTTTTAATGACCAAATTTGATAAGTTTAAACCCGAAAAAAACAAAAAATCTTACTCGTATTTCGGTACAATATGTAAGAATTATTTAAGGGGTGAACTTATCAAAGAACACAAAAAGAATCGAATTCTAACGGACATTGAAACAGCGGAGCCTGAGTTAATAACCAGGGAGGATCAAAAATATAGGATTGATGAAGACCATTTTAATATAAGTTTATTCATGGATCAACTTATAGATAAAATAAAAGAAACGTTAAATTCTGATGATTTAACTGATAATGAATTTAAAATTGGTCACTCTTTAATAAAAATTTTGGAAGAATGGGAAACTTTGTTTGCTGATGATGAAAACAAAAATTCTCCCAAATTCAATAAAAATCTAATATTATTATATATTAGGAACATTACCAGCCTTTCCACAAAGGAAATCCGTAACAGTATGAAACGTTTTAAAGATTTATACAGCGTATTCAAGAATGATTTTATTGAAGACTGATATTTATATAAAAACGAAGATATATGTCACAGATCAAAAAAAGAAAGGTAGATTTGAATGAGGATAGTCTTAAAGACTTGATGCAAGAAACATATAATGAAATTGTTGATGAAAGAAACAGGGCGTTAGCTGCGTATAAAAAATATACTAAAGATATTAATGAAATTACAGATATCGCCCTGGTTGGTAAAATCACCAATGAATTATTGAAAATCATCGATTCCTCAATCGAGAAAAAACTACGATTAATTAAGTTACAGGGTGATATCCTATTCAAAAACGGTAAACCATCCGAATCAGTTGCTGATGGTGGTTTAACTGATGATGATAAAAAATGGTTGCAAGAACACGCCAAAAAGGTATCAGCTGGTAATAACACCAAAGAATACGAAGAATAATGGCTGCATCACAAAGCGAAATTTTTGCAAGATATCGCTCATTATTTAATAGTTCATCGGTTCATCCAACCGATAGTCCAACCAGTAAACGAATCGATAATCTCGGTTTCGTTGATTTTTTATTTGAAATAATCAAAGCCACAAAAGGACAAAACGGATTTAAAAATATTATACTTAAAGGAATATTTAGTGACGTAAAACAAAAAAAAGAAATTAATGATATTATTAAAAAATCATTAATATCTTTATTTGGTTGTGATCAAAATTTAATTATACCTGGAAAATATACCACAGATTCTGTTAATGGGATACCCATGACAAAAACTGAAATAGATTCATTTGGATTACTTAAATTTGACCCGAAAACAACAGTTGGTAAACTTATGTTCGAAGGTA